AGCATATCTTCTTGCTCTTGTAAATCCCATCTCAAGGAACTTGCGACACATATCCATACCTATAAAATCTTCTTGAACTTCATATTCAAGATACATGTCATGAATTTTATTAGACGATACTACTGCCTCGTTAGGAGTTTTGAATCTCCAATGAGCACATATATCGTTAGTATAAGGGCGTACCAATAACACTCCTTGTTCCCCCCTTCCAATGCGATAAAATTTGCGATTTTTCTTAACTGTAAAGTCAAGGGTCTTGTAATCGAGATCATAGTCAAACTCTTTCATAGCCAATGTGGTTTTCTGGATGGGTCACGTAAATAATTAGATGCAGCCCAAGGTTTGCTCCTAATGTAATTTTTGTAAGCATTGCACGAGTAAAAGATTCCACCATACAATAGCATGTAATCACTTCTTTTGCAAATTTGTGGAATGTTTTCTTTGCTTCAAATAATGCTGTAGCACATCCATGCACCTTACCATAACGATGATTATATTCACCAACTAAAGCACACCCATGCTGAATTAACCATGCAGTATTGTATATACTAGCACCTGCCCATTGAGTGCATGGATGGTTCCTGAATGCACCTTTAGAGGTCTTGTATGGGGTTCCATCAATCTTTTTAACTAAATCATTACCCCAATCGTAATACCAGTGTGAAAAGACAATAGAGAGCATTTGACATGTCTCTAATGGCATCTTGACCACATGTTTATCAGGCAATACTTTTGCTGATATATGTGGATCTGGGTGAGTGACAAAAATGTTCATGATGATCTATCGCAAGCCCACATGTTAACATGGATAGTTTTAAATCGTATCTTAAAATATTCTATCGCTGCCAATGGGTTATTGTTACTGTTACAAGTAAAAATGTCACACTTTGCAATACCTTTCTCTGGCCAAGTATGAATACTAATATGACTCTCTGCTAATAAAGCATATCCAGTCACACCTTGTGGTTCAAACTTATGAGTTTCTACTTTGAGAAGTTTGCATCCTGCTACTTCTGCTGCACCCTGTAAACTAAATTTTACATAAAGTTCATTGTCTAAAATATCAAAAGGACACTTCTTCAAATCAAATAGAATGTGTTTCATAGATCATTCCAATGTCGGATTACCCCTGCAACGATGAAGCAATTAGTAATGAGATAAGTAAAAAACACGAAAGATCGTACAAAGACAACAGAATTGTCATACCTCTTGGTCTTCTCATCAGAGAAACTACCCAACGCATACTTCCAGATCCTCCAGAATCTTATCATCTTTTAGTTGTATTACTTCGTGTTCTGTTATGAATTGCTATAAACTTATCACCAGCAAATGTGCCACCAAGACACACATCAATCTCATCACCATCTTGCCAATTTACATCACCATTCATTTTGGTATGCAACATTGCCTCTTGAACTTTGTCAATTACTTCCTGTGTTAATTTCATTATCCAAATGTAGAATCAGGTTCTAGTGCAATGAAATATGTTAAATCACGGTCTGCACTCGTAAATCTTGATATGTTTTTCTGTGAAACGACAACATCATATGTGCCAGGTAGAATCTTGATATTCTCTACTTTAAAATTAAAAGAAAAGGTTTCAGATGTGTCACCAACAACGATAGAAAAATCGTTTGATGTATCATTTTTTTTATCTCTTACAAGAATTTTTACAACACCATCACCACCAACCACAGCTAGATCAGGTAATTGATAAATTGCTGCTGCTTTAAGTAACTTATCTAATTGAGATGTGCTTAACTCAAAACTAACAGTCTCGTCAGGAAGAGTCATCTCCTTTTCAGGTGGAGTTACGATGCATTGAGGATCAGCAAAGAAATACTTTGACCTCATTCTACCTTCTTTAATTACTACATAACTATCATCCTCAAAATCTAATTCTGGGACATGTGGTTTATGTAGTTCAAGACCGTTTAGAAATTGACTAAGATCATAGATACCAAAATCTTTTGGTAACTGTTCATCAATTGTTGCTTCAGCAAGGATATTTTTCATCACACTAACTGTGCAAAGTTTATTTCCTTTCTTAAAAAGAATTGACTGATTAATAGTCGAAAAGTTTTTAAGTAATGAGAGAGTTGATTCAGAAAGTTTCATAACCACGGGTCGAAGTTTCATTTAATTGCCCACTAAAATGATAGAGTAGGAGTGAATAGTGTAATGCTTTTAGTATATCACGTTTTGCTTGTCCTTTTTTGTCGTATCGACTCAAGTACTTGATTGCATTGGATCTACAAAATGCTTCTGCATCTCCTACTGATTCAATGAGATCAAGTGTCTGGACATTATTATTGTCAGAAGTATAGTGTCCACCATAAGTGGTAGAAATATAATCTTGAAGAGCTTTGATTGACTCATCTTCTTTATACTTTCTATTGCAATCTTTTTCTATACCAGGTGTTACTGTATTGATATGATGTGCTATTGAGTCATCATTATCAGAAAGTGTGGTAAATGGACCTGGCATCTCACTCACCATATAATCAATTGAATCTGCATACTCATAATCATAATCAGGAGGAATGGAAATAGTAGCAGCAGTGTTACCAAGTCCAGTATTTATTTCTATGTTACCAGTCATAATAGGAAAGTTTTCATCAAGTGTACCGTTGAGAACGTCATGTGCTAAACTCCATGCATTAACCATATTCAAATAGGAAATCATTCACAAGACTTTCTGCTTTTTCTTTCCCAAACTTAGCAGCAAGATATCCTCCCACTGGGTCAAGTTTGGTCATATAAGCATCAAAGTCTTTGTATACACTGGTATCAGTACCAGTGGGTTTCTCTAATTCTATCATATCTTTATACTTAGTCAAGTACTTAACAAACATATCAAGATGCTTATCAACCTCATTAGGTTTGCAGTATCTTACAAAGATGTTATCAGAGAAGTGATTGCCTTTTTCAAAGAAACGGTAATCTTCTGTTGCTACTGGCAATCCCTCTACACGATATGGATATTTCTCTTTAGGATGTTGAAAATCAAAAACAACAATGACCTTCTTTTCATTGAATGCCATTAGATCCATACCAAAACAAGGAAGGTTACTTCCAGTCTTTGGATATGCTATGCAATTGAAGATGTCAACATTCTTACCATCAGAAATATCCACTTGTCTTGATTTAATAAAATGTGGATGTGAATGAGTGATAGCATTGAGATAGGTTCCTTTACCTTCCCAACCTGCCCACAAACCTTCTATCTTCATAGGTAGAATTGATCTGTAAGCACTTATGTAATTTTGCCAAATGGTCATGATGCCCTCCATGCCACATAATATATAAATCCTAACCCCAATAGTATTGCAAAAGGAATAGGAAAGAATGGTAGTACTGTCATTGCATGTATTACCTGAACAAGAACAATACCGTAGAAAATGTACATAATCCACATACCAATCTTATTATGCCTACTCCCACGTTTATACTCTGGTGGATCTAAATTATACTTCCAGATGTCACTGGACATGTATTCATCCTCGTGAATTTTTCTACCCACTAATCTTCCTCCGTTGGAAGATTAAAGTCTGCATCCACCTTGTCATATAGTTCTAAGAAAGATTGTTTTGTTTCATCATCAAATCTGTTTACACAAACTTTGATTGCCTTTGCTTTGTCCTTAAAGATGGAGAAAGCACGAACAATGTGAACCAATCTACGAGTGCTGATGATCTCCTCAATACCACCATCATAAAATGTCTTACGAATGATGTCACCCCAATCTACCAATCTGGAAAGAAAATCAGTATCGGTAATGGCAAGATTAGAAGCAACACCACCAAGTATTTTCTTTTCAATATTAGGTGATGGATAGTCCTGCTCAAATGTTACAGGGAATCTTTCAAGGAATGCTTCGTTAAGCACGTTAGTTCCGATGAATC